TCCAGGACCGAGGCCCCGGAGAGGCGATACCGCGCGATGTCGCAGCAGATGCCCACCACCAGGCGCGGCACGCTGGCCAGGGGCAGGGCGTAGCGCGCCGTCAGGTAGCCCTCGATCTCCGCCGTGGCCTCGGCCAGAGCCTGGGCCAGCACGGTTTCGTCGATGGCGCCCGCGGCCGTGCGGTCGGTGAGGGCTATCACCTCGCTCGAACCGAACCGCGCGGTCATGTCCTCGGTGGTGGCGTAGGCCATGCTACTTGCCCTTCTTTTCGGTCTTGGCGTCCGGGTCCTCGGCCAGCACGCCCAGGGCCAGCAGCCCCGCCGCGTCCTTGGCGTCCATCTCCACGGCCGCGCCCGGCGCATAGGTCGCGCCGTCGTGCTTGAGCGGCTCCTTGACGATGTAGCTCGGCATGGCTGCCCCCTAGTACGGGTTGATGATCAGGAAGCCGGAGGCGATGCCGGAGAGCACGGGCACGCGCTCGTCGGTCACGCCATAGACCCAGCTCTTGGCGTTGCTGTCCCAATAGGGGACCTCGACCATGGGGTGGCCCTCCAGGGTGTAGGTGTAGCCGTAGCTCGGCTCCTCGGCCTGGGAGGGGGCGGGCGGCACGTAGGCCAGCACGATGTAGTTGCCCCAGACGTCGCCCATGACGCCGGCGTCCGTGGCCTGCACGGCCGCGCCCACCACCACCTTTCCGAATTCGAGCACGCCGGCCAGCATTTCGGGCGTGATGCTCTCCTTGCTCGTGTACTTGAAGCGGTCCACGACCTTGGCGTGGTTCTTGACGGCGCGGAAGGCCTTGGGGCCCATGAGCGCCACGTTGGGATACGTGCCGCAGGACGTGCGCACGGCCTCCTTGGCGTCGTCGAAGGTGCCGAAGATGTCCGAGGTGTCGTCGCTGAACTTGGACGTGCCGGACAGGGTGATCTTGTTGTTCGCGCCGTACTGGCTGGCGTCGGTGGCCAGGGCGGCCTGCTGGACCTCCAGGCCCAGGCCCTCGGCGCGCATGACCAGGTTGACGGCGCGGGTGCCCAGGTTGACGCCCGGAACTTTGCTGGCGTCGCGCTGATACTCGCGCGGCACCGGGGCCTCCAGGGCGTGGTTTTCGGTGGCGTAGGGCTTGCCCAGGTAGCCGAAGCTGATGCGCTTGGTGGGGCCGCCGGGGGCGCGCTGGGTGTTGTAGGCCAGGAAGGCCTCCTTGCCGAACTCAAGGACCTTGCCGCCGGCCACCGGCACGGGCACGCGGGGGAACAGGGCCGAGCCGGCGAAATCGGCATTGCGGTAGCCCTGGACAACGGTGGTCAGGATCGGGTCGAGGACCCGCGCCTGGGAAGGATTCATAGGCATGTGTGATCGCCTCCTTAGTTGGGGATGAGGAAGACCTCGACAAGGTCCCCGGCCGCGCCGGCGGCCTGGAGCGCGCGGGCCACGGCGGCCCCGGCGTCCTTGGTGATGGCGCGGCCGTCGGCGTCCGCCTGGAGCGCCGCGCCGGCGGCGAAGGCCGCACCGGCCTCCACCACGGCCGTGCCCAGGGCCACGGCGGGGAACATTTCGCCGCTCGCGGCCGCATACTCGGACACGCCCGCGGCGTTGGCCCCGGCCCCGGCCTGCGCGCCGGCATGGGTGACGAAGCGGCGGGCGGCCACGGCCGCGCTGGCCTTGATCGACAGTTTGAAGACGGCGGTGTTCTGCTGGCTCATCTACTTGCCTCCCACGGCCGCAACGGCCGTCGCGTAAGACGTGTTCGGGTGGGATTCCTGGTAGGCCAGGGCCTTGCCGTGCAGCTCCAGGCGCGCGGCGTCCACGCTGTAGCCCTGCGGCGCGGCGAAGCTGACGCTGTCCGCAGCCAGGTCGCCGGTGGCGCGCTCGGCGAAATCCACCACCGGGGGCTGGGCCTTGAGCATGGACTTGAGCGCCTCGGCGCTGGCCACAGCCTTTTTGGTCCCGTCGGCCTCGGTGAAGTCGAGCGAGCCGCCGCCGGCGGACAGGTGGTCGAGCAGGGCCACGGTGGCGTCCTTGTTCGCCGGCAGGAGCCGGCCTTCCTTTGCCAGGCCCTCGCAGAAGGCCAGGTGCTCCGCATGGATGCGGCCGGCCTCGGTCTCCTTGAGCTTGGCCTCGCGCTCGACGAACTCGGCCTTGTCCTTGTCCAGCTTGGCCCGCTCCGCGGCGAGCTTCGCGCGCTCGGCTTCGAGCGCCTCCTTGTCCTTCGGGTCCACGTCGCCCTCCTTGGGCTGGGGTTTGGCCGCGCCGCCTTCGGCGAACGCGGTTTTGTCCTGTTCCTCGCGCAGCCCGTCACGGGCCGCGTCCTCCACGGTTTCCACCTGGTAGGAGGGCAGCGCCCTGTCGGCCTCCTCCAGCCCGAACTTGCCGATGAGCCACTCGCGCAGCTGACGCCAAAGGCCGGCGTTCTGCCGTTCGGCCCAGGCGTCGTCCGCGAACTCCACCACGCCGGCCTCGCCCGCGGCGAAGGCCACGGGTTTGAGGCCCTTCACCGCCGGGGCGGCCGCGCCCAAAAAGCCCACGTGGCGCAGGTAGTACACGCCGGGCGCGGGGTTGGCCGGGGCATCGGGGAGGTAGAAGCTGGCGGAGATCTTCTTGAAGCGGCCGGCGCGCACCATTTCGGCGAACGCGGGGTCCACCTGGCGCGGCTGCGCGGACAGGCCGTCCGCGGATGCGGCGAGGGACTGCACCCAGCCGTAGGCCGGGGCGTCGATTGTGGGGTGGCCCACCACGAGGGGCGCTTCGTGCAGGGCCGGGTCGTAGGCCTTGGCCGATGCTTCCAGGTCCGACGCGGCGAACGCAAGCGTTTGGCCGCTCACGTCCGTGTGCGTGCCGGGCCGGAAGATGTGGATGGGTGCGGGTGTCTTCATGCCCCGCAGCATGGATCATGCGGGGGCGCGCAATAACGCGGACAGGTGTCCGGTGTGTGGGCTCTTTCGTGGGGGGGGGAGTGGTCGGGGAGAGATGAACGGACCCTATGCCGATTCCGGCGCGGATTGCAAGCCCCCCTCAGCGGCCGTCAGTCGCACTCGCATCGTCCGCCCAATCCGTCGCCACGCGCGCCAGGATGCGTTTAATTTCGTGTTTAATGGTTTTGGCCTAGGCCCGGACAGGAAAGCCCCCTCTCCGGGCCTGGGGCGCGTTTTGTTCATTCGCCCAGCCGCCCCTGGAGGAACAGCAGCACGGTGCGCGCGATCTGCACCTCGTCGTCCGTGTCCAGCGCCAGGAACGGCCGGGCGGGGATCTTGGAGCCGGGGTGGTGGACCGAACGGCGGAAGATGCCGCCAAAGGCCAAGACCTTGGCCTTGCGCGCGGTGATGGTGTGCGCGCGGGTCTTGCCGCCCAGCTGCTGGATCGCCGCATAGACCAGGTTGGTGCCCACGGTGGCGGAGGTCGAATCGGAACGGCCTTCGATGCTCGCCGCCAGCTGGCCGCTTTGCTGGAGGATTTTCCCCGGCCAGGTGCCGCGGCGGATGCGCGCGGCGATGGTGCCCGGCGTGAGCCCGACCCAGGCCGGCCGGCCCTGGCTGGCGAAGTTCTTTTCCACCGCGCGCTCCATGTCGCCCTGGACGGCGCGCATGGCCGGGCTGGCGTCCAGACAGGACACACGCAGCATCTCCATGGAGCGCGTCACGCGCTCGGCGTCGATCTTGAGCCCGATCATGTCGCCCATTTGACTTCCTTTGCCGCCCGTCCTATATGGCTTTCAAGCGGGCGCGACACGGTGATATACTCCCGGCCGTAGCACGGCGCGAAAGCGCCGGAGCGTCATGTGGGGTTGCCGCGCAAGCGGAGGGAGGCCCCACCGCCCGCCGGATTGAAGGCTGCCGTTCGGAAGAGCGGCGGCCTTCATCATTTCTTGCCCTTGGCCAGCAGCCGCTGAATTTCCATGTCCTTCTTCACGGCATCACGCGACAGCCGCCGCAGGCTGGTCAGGAAAACCGTTTCGCCCGTGCGCGTGGCCTTGACCACGGTCACGTAGCCGCCCGCGTCCGCGCCGGCCTCCTCCAGGATGTAGATCAGGGAGTGCGCGGTGTCCTGGACCTTGACGCCCGAGTCAATGGCGTCCTGGGCCTTGGCGTATTCCTCCGGGGACAGCTCCCCATGCTCGCGCCGCTGCTTCTGCATGGTGTCTGCGGAGAGCAGCACCGTGGCCGTCTGCGAGCCGATGGCGTGCGCGTCCGCCGCCGGCAGTTTGGCGATGGGCCACTCCCCTTGCGGGTTGGCGTGGAAGGTCCGGAAGCCCGGCCCCAGGGCCTGCTCGCGCGCCAGATTCGCGGCCAGGCGTTGCGGCGCGGCCTCCAGCTTGGTGCGCAGCACGTCTTGCAAGCCCGGCCAGGCCGCCTTGCCGGGGTTGTAGGAAAAGCCGGGGTCCGGCGAAATTTTGAGGCCGGGCCGCAGCTCGAAGGTGGCCACCGTGGCCTTGGGCGCGGGCTGGCCCGGCCGCGAGCGGCCCACCGGCACCTCCGCCTCGCCCAGGCGGCCCTCGGAAGTCATCAGCCGCTTACCCTCGGCGTGGGCCTCGCCCCTGGTGAGCGCGCTCACGCGGCAACGACAGCGGAAGCCGTTGGGCGGCCAGTAGGAATTCCAGAACGGATCGCCGGCGGGCAGCACCGTGCCGTTCAAGGCCGCGTGCTCCGGCCGGGTGCGGTTGTCCATGACCGCCACGTATTCCCAATAGGGCCGGGCCGCGACGTTCTCCGCATAGCTCTTGTACCGCCCCGCCATGTAGCTGGTCTGCATGTTGGTGCGGTAGATGGTGGTGAGTCGGTGCGGGCCGAGGCGGCGGCCCGCCACCTCGCCGGTGAGCGCGTCGCGGACTTCGCCCTTGCCCAGCCAGCCGCGCCGCTTGAGCAGGGGCTCCAGCTCGCGCTCGAACTGCGCGAGCGTTTTGCCCTCCTTCAACGCCTGTTGAACGCCCGCCCGAATCTCCTTCAACACGTCGGCCTTCATGACACCGGCCACCGTAAAGGCCTTGGCGTGGGCCTCCTGCCAGACCTCGCGCCAGTCCCAGGCGAACTTGTAGCCCTTGGCCTCGAAGTAGGCGATGGCCTTCTCGGGCGGGAGGCGAAGGGCATAGGCGAGGTTCACTTCGGGCATTGCGCCTCCGCCTCCGCGAATACGGCTTCAGCCTTCGCCCATGCGCGCTCTTCCTCCGCCCAAAGCTTCTCGGCGCGTGCCCAGTCTCGGGCCTGGCTTGCTTTGTTACCTTCTGCCCCCAAGCGCTGTGACCTGGCCGCCAGAGTCTCCCAACGCTCCAAAAGCATATCCTGCTGTGTCGGTTCTCTGAACCGGTACTTGCGGATCAATCGTATCAGCTCATCCTTAGTGAGGTCCTCAAGCTTCAGCGTCATGGCCTACCCCTCGGCCTTGGCCGTCAGCCGGCCCCAGACCTCGGCCACGAACATGGCGCGGGCCAGCATGGTGGCCAGGCCGGTGGCGTCCAGGTCCGGGAAGATGTCCTCCAGCCGGGCCATGGCGGCCTCGGGATCGCTGCTCTTGGCCAGCATGTCGATCACGGGCTTGAGCATGGCGCGCATGGCCTGGTCCAGCTCGTCGCCGGGCAGGCTATCCACGGCGGCGTCCAGGGCGTCCTGGTCCGGGAAGCTCGCGGCGGCGCTCGCGGCGAAGGCCGCTTCGGCGAAGGCCGAGGCGTCGCTTTCCGGACTCAGGGGCTGCCCGCCGGCGGCCCGGCCAGCGCCGAAGCCAGGCAGGGGCTCCCACTCGCCGCCGTAGGTGTCCTGCACGCTCTTGAGCGTGGGCCGGTAGCCCAGGGAGCCCAGGTTTTTATCGCGCTCGCTGCGCTTGGTCATGTCCTCGTCCGGCTTGACCACGCGCCAGACCTTGGGCGGCACCGCGCCCGGAACATTCAACTCGGTGAACCAGGTGAGCAGCGTCTCGTTAAGCGTGGCCGAAAGCAGGTCGGCGTCGGCGGCGACCAATTCGAGCCGCACCTCGTTGCGCAGGATGGCCGCGCTGGCCAGCGCGCCGCCGGAGTCCTTGGCCCCCGGCGCGTCGCCCAGGATGATGTAGCCGATCTGCTCGTCCATGTAGCGACAAAAGGCCTCCTGGCTGCCGGCGCTGTTGCGCTTGGCCTCCAGCAGCTCAATGGCCATGCCCTCCGGGATGATGACCTGGGCCTCGCGGGCGATGGCCTCCAGCGCGGCGAGAAGCTTCTGCTGCTCCTGATCGCTCGCGCCCGGCGAATACTTGCCCACGGCCGTGGGGCTGGCGAACTTGTCCTGGTAGAGCAGCCAGCAGCGCAAATCTTCCCTTTTAAACAGCACGTACCAGAACAGCCGCGTGCCCAGGCCCAGACCATAGGGCGAATCGTCCTTGTCGCCGAAGGTGTGGACGATGAACTTTCTCTCGGGCACCGGCTCGCCGCGGTACATGTCCTGGTGCGTCAAGAGGCGCAGCTTGCCCTCGGTGTCGAAGTGGAAGCGCCGCTGGTTGCGGGACTTGACCTTGCGCGGATAGATGCGCGCGCCGTCCGTGTCCCACAGGATTTCGGCCACGGCGTAGCCCTTGAGCAGCGCGTCGAGCAGGCCCGTGCACAGCCGGTCGAAGCCCAGGGCCTCCAGCATGGCGCGGGCCAGCTCCGCGGCCTTGGCGTCCAGGGGGCCGTCGCCGCCGGGGACCACCTCCCACGGCCTGGCCGTCACCGCCAGCTTGCGCTTTTGCAGGCAGCCGTAAACCATGCCGTCGCGCTCCAGGGCGTCGTAAATCTTGAGGCCTTCGCCGCCGCCGCGGGTGAGCAGGGTGTCGTCGGCCAGGTTGCGCAAGATGCCGTCGAAGGACGGGTACAGGATGTCCCTGTCGGTGGTGGCGACCTCCTGCCGCAGCTCCTTCATGACGGGCCGGCCGGGGCGTCCGGGGCGTTTGGTGGCGTAGGCCATGGGCTCCTCCTAGAAATCGTGCAGGCCGGCGACGAAGCGCGGCCGATTCAGCGTCTTGAATTCGATGGGCACGGGCTCCATGGTGCGCGCCGCGAAGTGCGCCATGACCAGGGCCACGGCGAAGTCGCCGTGGCGGTCGCGGCCGTCCGAGCCGCGTACGCGGGCGGTGTCCGGCACCTTGGCCACGCCTTTCTCCATGCGCACGGCGCGCAGGTCGGCCAACAGGTCCGCGTCCTTGGGCAGGCCGGAAAGCGTCCTGTCCTCCAGCGCGGCCTTGAGCGGCG